GTAGTTCATGTTCAGAATGATGGACATAGGGTTTTGCCACGTAGGTTTGTTGAGCTTGCTTATAACGAGTATGCTCATAAATATGGTAAACAACAGACGTTCGAAAGGCTACAAGAGAGAGGAGGTTTACATGTTAAGGAGATAATAAGTTTGCTTTATGATCGTTGTATGAGGTTAGATGGGGATGTTAAGTGTGCGGCATGCGGTAAGACTTATGAAGAACATAAGGATGGCCCTTTAGATCGTACTATGGTTGCTCGTATGCCGTGCTTAGGTTATAAAATCAATTTCATAAGGAGAACATAATAATAATGATGTACGTTGAACTTACTTATCCTAATGGAAATACAACTCTTGTTAATATTGATGGAACTGAACGTATCGACCGTGACGTTGCAAGAAATCTGACAACCATTTACTTTGGAAGTGGCAGAGAAATTAATGTTAAGGAAAGTTTAGAGGAAATTAGAACTTCTGAACATGTTAACTTTGGACCGGCAATATATAAGGATGCTGCTAAGAAGAAAGCTAAGCCATCTGAAGAAAAGCCGGATAGAACAGTTCAGCCTCCCCCATTTGATAAAGTAACTGAAGGTTATGATCCAGATAAGGAATAGTTATGCATTGGGTGGAGATACAAGATCAAGATAATAATCTTCTTGAAGTTAACTTAGATCAGGCAAGGTTAATAAAACCTGGACCTTATGATAAGGATGCTAAAACTAAGTTAATAACTCTGTTCTTCGATGATAATAGTTTCATAGTTGTTAAGTTCATGACTCCTAAACAATTACTAAACGCTCCACGTTCAAACGGCAATGAAGATAAATTCTTCAGAAGAAGAGGTCCTAACATGTTCAGAAGAAAAGTGTATCCATCGCCGTGGGAACGGGAGGATGAACCTGATATTAATATTGAAGCTCCTAACAACATTGTGCAGCATGAAGGAGTTGATTATTCTGAGATTATGAATAGCGATGCAGGTAAGAGTAAGGACGTGCCTAATAATAGTGGCATGCATGATAAGTGGAATAGGAAACAACAAACAATCAAATGCATATCTGATGACATTGTAAAAGCATTATTCAATTGTAACGGTGTTGATCATAATATGCTGTTCGTAAGAAATAGGGATGGTGAAGACTATATAGGAAGTAAATATGTTGTAAATTTAATACTAAGAGGTGTATTGCAGAGGCATATTAAATAGAAAGTGAGGAGTTATGAAAATTCCTGTTTATTGATTGTTAATAGTGCCGGAATGGTGGAATAGGCAGACACACGAGACTTAAAATCTCGTGGGAGTAATCCCGTCCGGGTTCGAGTCCCGGTTCCGGCACCAAACCAAAGAGAGGGGGGTTAAGATTAAGTGAAGACTTCCGTAGACTGGATTCGTGAGTTGTTCGATGGTGATGTTAGTGAAGTGTGTGCCATTGAAGATGTTGAGAAGTATGGAGAATTGAAAGCTAAAGAAGAGCGTGGCATGATTTATGAATTGTTAAGAATGGGTGGAAGCTCTGAAGATAGCATCAATACTGTTGATACTGCTCTTAATAATGAAGAATATCGTCATGTACTTCTTAAGAAATATTATAATAGACAAGAAAAGGAAGATGTTGAGAAGTTAAAGGAGGTAGATCAATGAATGGTGTATTGAATTATGAAGATATTAAGTTTGGAGTAAGGTATCAAGATAACTTTACTTCTTTTTCAGGAATAGCTACAGCTAAATGTGAGTATATGGATAGTGATGCCGCTGTTTATTTAGAGCCTATGGTAGGCGATGGTAAATGGGTTTCAGTTCATAGATTAGTTGAAGAAGCTTAGCAATGAAACTCGAATTGATAGAGGAACAGAGAATGCCTAATATTAGTGAGTTTGAACGCAAGTTTCAGGGGGTTAAGGTTCTTCCTAAATGTCCGCATTGTGATAAACGTATATGCATGCATGAACCTGAGTTCCCCAAAGCTAATGTTACTAGGTTAATATGTTTTGAAACCGGCAAGGAAATAACTAAGGAACATATTGAGGAGCAAACAGAGAAGGCTTGGGTGGAATACGAAGACTGGTTTATCAAACGTCATAGTTAATAAGATGCATAGCTAGCTATATGTTAGCTATGCTCTGCTCGTTCATGCGTTCCTTTGTGAGTACCGTATTTGGGGAAATATAGGGCTTCTCACAATGGGGTGAGTCGTACTTAATACGTCTTTCATTCGTGAACGGGCAGAGCATAGCTAACATTCGGAAGGTTAATATGATTAATATCAAACCAGTTATTCCTATTTATCCTATGTATGTCGAAGAAGAATTCGAGCATCCATTATATACTTATGAACTACGTGAAGTAAATTTTAATTATACTAGTCATTATGTAGTGGAGCGTCGTTGTAGAGATGGTAAGCTTGATATGGCTCGTGTATATAATAGTAGACAGTCCGCTGAAGATTACTTATATGAACTCAAGAACTACGATAGGGCTAGGTATGCTTCATAGTATTAAACCAGTCATACCGTTAGGGTATCCAATTAATGTATTATAATAGGTTGCAGAGGAGGAGCTTGAGAAATATGATGAGCAATAAACTAATATGTATTCCATTAGGTGAGCCTCCACGAACATATTATGGTACTAATGTTAGACTTGTGATGGGTATTGATGGACAAGCCGTTGAGTTACCACAGTTAGGAACTTGTGATAGATTAGATAGCATTGCTATTAATGGAGTTGATTATGAAAGATTTGACGAAGATTATTAAGTCAATACCTATTGGTATAAATAATGAACTCAATTATCGTTATATTCATAATGTTAGGGTTGTAAGAGCAAAACTAAAAGTTATTCATAATGGTAAAGAGATGGAAGTTGATGGCGTTCTTGATCTAGATACTAATGTAGTAACACTTGATGATCCACTGCCAGATGATAACTATGAAATTGTAGGTTCAGATACTCTTCCACCTGTTCCGCCACAGCCAAGATGGAGTTATTAAATGAATATACGTGATATTAAACCAGCTATAGAGTTGATGAATGTGAGATCAATTAATGGGTTTGCTAGTGGTGTGAGAGGAGCAGAATCCTCAGCTAATGTATTTGAGAATGTTGCAAGAGAGTTAGGAAGAATAGCTAGGGAAACACAAGAGCACATTATTGCTAATAGTCTTGTAGATACTGGATACTTAAGACGTTCATTCACTAAAGATGATGAGGATGGTACTCCGAGCGGAGCAGATATACTACATATGCATCGTCCTTCTAGCTGGCAAGAATAGCAAATAAGGATGTAATTATGTCTAACGATGATAGAGAACATAACTTATTTAACTTGTGGGCTCCTGATAGCTATTGGCTAGCTACTACTGATGAGATACGAAAAGCAATAGGTCGAGGTGGGTGTGGTGCCGGTTGGTTTGGTGATTTCTTAATTCCTGACACGGTATGGTTCTTATCAATACATCCAGCCTGTAAAATACACGACTGGATGTATTATCATGGAAGGACTCTTGAAGATAAGAACAAAGCAGATAGAGTGTTTCTTAATAACATGTTAAGACTTATAGATTCGCAAACTAAGTGGTCACTTCTTAAATGGTTACGAAGAAGACGAGCGTATACATATTATATCTCTGTTCAGATTTATGGTGGACCGGCATATTGGAGATATAAACTAGATCCTGATACTATGGTTTAATATTATGGCAACTAGTAGAGATAACTTAAGAGGTTTAGTAGTTCACCCGCCGGTTCCTCTTCCTAATGAGGGACCTAATGAACGTTATATGCGCGATCCTGTAGCGTTTACTGAAGACGTATTTGCTACGTACTTTGAGGAAGCTAAGCGCGGTTTAGACACGTGGCAAAAAGAAGTTATGTGGGCTGTCGCTGAGTATAGTCACGTTGCAGTAACCGGAGCTAACAACGTAGGTAAGTCGGCTGTAGCAGCATGGCTTCAATGGTGGTTCTTATGTACGCGAGTGAAACCTATTGTGCCAGTGACTTCAGTTTCTCAACATCAACTTATTAACGTTCTATGGACTGAATCAAGACGTTGGTATGATAGGTCGTCTGATTTACAAAAAGCTTTCTTCTTTCATGCTACTAGTATCAATCATAAGAGTTCAGACACGTGGTACTCCAAAGCCATAGTAGCTAGACAAGAGACAGATAGAACGGCTGGAGGTAGAACAGTAACAGCCGGTTTGCAAGGTCTTCATAACGAACACTTATTATTTATACTTGATGAAGCTAGTAACGTAGCAGACCCTAATTGGGAAGCTGCGGAGTCTTCTATTCGTTCAGAGAATCATAAGATATTCGCAATTAGTAACCCGCTTAGGTTACAAGGTAGGCTATTCGAAATCTTCCATTTAGGAAGGTTCAAGAAGTATTGGTACACTCGTCAAGTATCCTTCCGTGAATCCTCAAATATGAACTCTGGCAAGGCTAAGGAAATGGCCGAGCAAGAGATTCAAGCCTTAGGTCCTGAAAGTCCTGTTGTTCAAATACGTTACGAAGGTAAGTTTCCTAAGTTAGGTGGCGAAGATACTTTACCTTCATATCAAGACGTGCTTGATGCTATGATGCGTTCGCGTGATGCGGATGAGGAGGCTGTTAATACACTTCTTAATATCATTGAAGAGCATGGTGAAGATGTTATTGATAGTGAGTATAATAAGAATCAACTTCGAGCGTATGCTGAGAAGCTTGATAGACAAGCCGATGGTATAGCTTCCGGTATCATTGGACAATTAGATTACTCGATTGAACCGCTGTATAGAACTGTTGTTAACTTGCCTACGACTGATACACTTATGAAGTCGTGGCAAAACATAACAAGCAGATACTTTTCAGGACCTTGCCGTATGGGTGTTGACTTAGCTAGGTTCGGAGGTAACGAAACTGTATTTTGTGTGCGTCGCGGCTATCGGGTCGTCGAGATGAAAGGTTATCATGGACTTAAACAACAAGGAATATTAGGACATATTAAGATGGCTTTTGTTAGGTTCCCTGACTTAGAAGTTGCTATAGTTGATAAGACCGGACTTGCCGGTGATATGGCTATTGCTGATCCACTGATCGAAGAAGGTTATTCAATAGTAACTGTGGGTTTTGGGGAATCATCAACAAAGCCCGACAAGTATGCTAACATTGCAAGCGAAATGTGGCTCGATGATATTGCTGGTAATATTAAGCAATTGCTTTTACCTAGCGATGATATGTTACTTTCTCAGTTAACAACTAGACCCTATGAGCCTAGTGGTAAGACTGAAACACAACTTAAGATTGCACCTAAGCAAAAGATGGCTATCTCTCCAGACAGAGCAGATTCCGTAGGGTTAGCATTCTGTAAGGTAGAGATTGCTGATATTAATGAATACGATGATGATTATGAGGATGATTATGAAGAACCTACAGTAACAGGAGAATTTCATTTATAAAGGAGATTACTTATGTCTAATCGAAGAAAGAATAAAGGTCGTCCAGTGCAGCGTGTACAAGCACCTAATACACCTCAAGTTAATAATGAGGAAGAAGAGTATGAGGAGGAAGATGAGGAACTAGAGGAAGAACCTGAAGAAGAAACTGAGGAAGATGTTGAGGAGGAGGTTATTGAGGAAGAACCCGAAACTGAACAGGAAACTAATAAAGATAAACCTAAGGAAGTTACTATAACCGATCCGGATCAACGTATTTCTGAGGCTTCTAAGGAACCTCAGGAAGTTGTTCATTGCTTCTGTTGTGAGAAGCCATGGAAACCTATACTTGGATCAACGGCACAAATGCCCAACTGTTCATGCGGACTTAATATACCTGCTGTTCCGTGTGATTGTGGTAAATGTAAGAATCATTGTGAATGTAAGAAGGCAGCGTAATTATGTTTGAGGCTATATGGCGTGGTTTAACTTGGTTATTTACCCCATCTCCTTTATGTACTAGATGTAAACATAAACTTAATAATCATAGGCGTGGGGTATGTAATATAAAAGATTGTGATTGTCTTTGGGGAACGGATCACAAAAGTAGGAGTTAATAATGAAAGCTGAAGAACAAGTCATTAGAGATCGAATAGTAAGAGTTCTTAATGAAGCTTTGGAAGCTGATGAACAGGCTATTAGTAATATGTTGTTAAGCAGAGTTGTTATTAATAGTACTCTTGCTGAACATCCTACTATTCAATGTGGAACATATCGTGAGATGTATATACTTGGACCGTTAGGATTGATAAATGGTTTTGTCGAGGAGCCGGTAAAAGCATCGTTTAGTTTAGAGTGTAAATGTGAAGAGAGAGAAGAAGAAAACCTTAAAGGTAAAAGAGTAGGAGACACTTGTTCAGAATGTAACACTCAATTTTTTCTTGGAAGAGTATTAAGCTTTGAATAGGAGATAATATGTCTGCGGAAAATAAGATGACTACGGCATTGTGGCAAGCATTATTCTTAGTTGCAGCGTTAATAGTTGGTATTCTAGCAATCGTTATGGGATATGGAGACGTAGTTCTTAACTTCATATTTGGAGGTTAATAGTGGAAGTCAAAGTAATTCCTCAAGAGCTTTTTGATTTAGAGATTCAAGAAGGTGGTATAACATTTAAGAAGTTCAAACGTATTAGTAGTTGGGAAGGTTTTGAAAAATATGTTTCTGAAGATAACTTATTTTTTATTTGTTATCCTAACGGTCCAGAATATATGCGCGGTGCATATGCATTCTTTAATTATATGATACGTGAGAATGAAGAACCTAGGAAGATGCAAATAGTTGCTTGTAGCGAGACAATACAAAAAGCAATTGAGTACGCTAGTAAAGTAAGAAAGGAAAATTATTAATTTATGACGCCGGAATTAGTATTAAGAATGATCATTGGTCAGTTGAAAGAGATTCATAATAGTATGACTCTCGATGTTGTTAATAATCTAGTCAAGCCGGTCGAGGGACGTGCGCCAAAGAATAGGAAAGTACAAGATCAGCAATTGCTTCCAGTTAATAGAAATACACCTAAGAAAGTATATGCTGAATTCCATGTTACTAAATTGGAAGGAAACGAATACGCTGTTGATGAATTTACGAGACTGGAGACTATGATAAACAGTCTTGAAGATGAACTTAATAAGCAGGATGCTGTAGCATTGAGACAAGAGGAAGAAGATTAATATCTTATAAACCATGAAAACTGGATTGCGAAAACGATTTGCTATCATTCTTAAGAAAAGAAGAAGACTTCAAGATTCTACTTTTGATAGTAAACTTCATAATGAATACGAGCAGGAGCTTATAGAGGAAGCAAGAAAACGAGGAAAGGAAGCTAATTCTATTCATTCTGCGTGGGTTTGTCTTTCTCCTAAAATTAAGATTCCAATATATGATAAATACAAAGAGCTTATTGAGGAGGAAGCCGCTGAAATAAGAAAGAAAATTGAAAGATATGAAGCTAGGCTGAGAAAAATAGCAAAGAGACTTAAGATACAGTCAGGAGAAAAAAGATATCTTATTAAGGTCGTATTTGATTCAACATACCATACTCAAGGTTTTGGTATGGTTAAATACGCAGAGAGTAACGCTGAACTGTATGCTAGTAAGGCACGTTATTATAAAGTACAAAATGTTAAAGTGAAAAGAAAAGATAATAGATTTGAAGTGTCTGCTTGCTTTAAGTCTGTTCTTGATAAAAGGATATTTGAGTACAAGCCGGATATACCTATTAAAGAATGGATTGCAGAATGCTGGAAGCGTGGGGTAAATCCAAGAGTTTATATTCCGTATTTACCTGCTGATTTAGAAGAAAAGTTAGGACTTGATTATTACGGGAACAATGTTGAAAAAAGTGAAGATAGTTTTGTGGATCAATTGTATACGTTAGATGTTAATAATCTTATTGAGCGTTATGCTGATGAACTGGTTAAAGAAAGAAAATGACGAAGAAAGAATTAGTAAGGGAGATACATAAGATTTATCCTCATATACCGCAATGGGAATTGTCCGTTGCGGTAAATTGTATTTTTGAGGAGATCGAAAAAGCATTATTAAAAGATGAGCTAGTATCTGTTCGCGGTTTCGGGAGATGGAAGAGAAAACTATATCCAGCTAGGAAGTTAATATCTAAGTTCTACAACGTTGATAGGCTAGTGCCGGAACAGGCTAAAGTAAGGTTCGAAGCATCTCGCTCGTTCCTCAGGAGAATTAATAATGGAGGTTACGTTGCTGACGAGTCTAGGGACGGTACTGGAGAAGAAGGAGATAAGAGATAAGAAGTCTGAGTTTCGTACTGGAGTTAATAAGGTAGATAAGATATGTATAGAGCTTACTGTTGATGAACTTAAGAATGGGCAACTTAGTAGATTGTATTTAGGAGATATTAATAATGGAAAAACTGAAACCTCCTAAGCCGGGAGATATAATGTTTTTGAAGCGTGGTCGGCCACCTAAATTAGTTGTTAAGGTTTATAAATCACGTTGTAGTCAAAATAAGATTTATATTATGGTTAAACCGTATCGAGCTATGCCGGGGGCCAAGGGAAAACGAACTAGGGTAAGATCATTTGACTGGACAAGAAACAAATCTTATGTAGAAAGCATTTTCAGGCGAGGAGAGACTTAACATATGAGTATTGCATCGTCTACGCCTTCACCATGGATTAATCGTGCTCCAGAGAAAACTAAGAATGATCAGTTTCAAGTATATCTTAACTCTGATTATTACATGGAATTTGAACATGAACTTTCTAATGATCCATCTCATTTGAGTATATACGATGAAACTAAGACGGAGATTAGAGACAATTATAAATTATTATTAGTTGCTGTTTGTGAATTAGCCTTTGATGATTTCTTCGGAGTCATATCATCTCATTCGTTGGGTAATAAGGTACGAATGAAAAGAACTACTACTAAACAAGATATTCAAAAGGAGGCTAGGAAATGGTTGTTTGGTAGGAATAGTAACTTTGTTTTTATATGTTCTCAATTAGGATGGGATATTAAGTGGATACGCCGTAAACTTTTTCAGCGTAGACACGAATGGAAAGCTAATGTTACTTTATCAAGTTCATATCATAGTCGAGGAAAATTGCGTAAGGAGAAGAGTCGTTGGAATCGTAGATATGAAAGACTAAGAAATAAGAAAGGAATTAGAAAAGTATGATAATTTGGTGTCTGCCATATAATCCTGAAGCGGCCTATAAATTAGGTCAAGAAGATAGAACTTATGAACATGCTTCTGGAAATACGATATGTGAAGTGTGTAATCGTGAGTATTATGAACATTTATCATTGAACTTATTGTGCAATGGGAGGTTAGTTAAGTTATGAAAGAATTGTTAACAGAGTTGCAGAGAAGAGATGCGTCCAAAAAGCTAAGTAGTGTTGTTAATGACATTTTTAGAGATGAAGGGAAGGACCATAGCATAGGTTATGTAACAATCGTTGTAGATCCGAAGGACAATATTTCATCGTATACGAGTAACTTAACTAATGTAACAGCGATACAAGACTTATTAGTTTTGGCATTGCAAACAACTATTAGACAGATAAAAGAATCGCAGCACTAGAAGGGAGTTTTAATAACAATGGCTGATTACGTAAAAACTGGTGAACATCATGAAGATGGCAGCGAAATTTTACAGTTCGAAGGTGGAGCTAAGAGACGCCGACTAGATGAAATAGACTTTGCTGCAATACCTCCTAATATTATGCGTAGGTTTGCCGCTAGGTTTGGAAAAGGAACTAAGAACTACGGACGCTTCAATTGGCGTAAGGGGTTACCTATAGAGGAAGTTATTAATCATCGTGATAATCATATGAACCTTTGGTTGTTAGGTGATCGAAGTGATGATCATCTTTCAGCAGTTATGTGGGCTGATATGTGTTTGATGGATTATGAAGATATTCATCCTGAACTTATTGAGAAATACTTAAATGCTATTAGTCCGCGTAAAGCTATGACAAGAGAAGAAAAGATTGAAGCTATTAGTAAGCCTCAATTACATGATACAGATAAGAAACTTAAGATGAGAAGATACTATGACTTAAAGGAGGAGCTTGCTGACTCTTTGGCAGATATATTAATTTATATGACGGACTTTATGTCTGCACATAATATTAGGATTACTGATGTTCGAGTTAAAGATATAGATAATGATCTTGAACATACTATGGCGACTGTTAAGCAAGAGCAAATTCCCTGGGTAAATGATAATTTCTTTGGTCGGCAAACTTATTTTCCGTTGATAGGTATGTGTGAAGAGGTGGGAGAGCTTTATGATACCGTGTTGCAATTATCCGAACATGAAAAAATGGATGCGACTACTTTGTTAAACACTTTGCGAGTTCACGCTGAATTAGGAAAGGTATGTCATGCGTATCTCAAACTTCAGCAAGGTATTCGAGGTGATCGGGAACAACATAAAAAAGCTATTATCCAGAATCTCAAATCGAGTATCAATGCAATGTATATTGTTAATGCTAATTGGTTTCCTAATATTCCTTTATCTAGGAATCTCTCTTCAGTCTGGGAGCAAGTTGTTAAGCGGGACTGGCATGCAAATGCATATACGGGTGAGCCACAATTATAAAAATCATAAATGTCCATGTATGGAGGAGCAACACTAATATGATAATAATGTCTGGAACTATGGTAGAATGTAGAGTTTGTGATGGTAGCGGTAAGGTACATGTATCTCTTCCGGCAACTAATGAAACACCATCGACTATAGATTTTACTAATGTAATAGGAACTGGAAAATGGGAAATATGTAAATCATGTAAGGGATACGGTAAAATTAGGAGTTATTAAATGGTAGACGAGACGCCTTTGTTAATAACATTACGTTCTGATGGGCTTGCTTTTTCATATTATGGGAAACGTGATCGAGAGATCGTTACGACTAGGAAAGAATTAATAACTAGGATACAGAACAGAAATCTTGATAAGACAACGTTTCAGATTCATATTATGAACGTAGGTATCTTTCCATTAACTAAGGAAGAATTTTTTTCTGAACATTGGGACAAATAATATATGGAGTTAGTAACATTTCAGTTCGTAGTTGAAGTGCATGCTAGCAGTAGAGAAGAATTAATGATGCGTTGTGGGGAGATGATTAAGGAAGGTTATAAACTATGTGATTATCAACCTACATTTGTTTATGATATAGATGGATATTTAGTTACAGTATTTATTCATATGTTTACGGAGGTAGCTAGATGTATACAAACTCAGAGGAAGTGCAATGTCGAAAGCCATCTACAATATGTCCTAGATGTAGGGGATCTAGAGTAGAAACTAAGGTAGCTGGAAAATTGTGTGGGGAGTGTATGGATTCAAAAGGAATTCATGCACATTTATTATGTCTTGATTGTGGAGAAAATCGAGTAGATATTTACGATGTTAGTTCATAGGTGTCCCCCTATGAGTAAAGACGAATCATATGAAAATCTTATGTTACGCACTCAGCTAATGCATGAGTGCGTTTACTTATTTAGGGAGTTAGAACGAGTTAGGAATGAAACAATAACTAAAATGTTTCCACTTAAACTTGAGGAACCTATAATAAAGCATGTTAGAGGTTTCGTTGCCTTGCCACAAGATGAAGCGCGTATGTTGTATGGTTTTGAAGGTGATGAGGTAGCTCATATTCATAAAAAGGTTAAGAAGGCTAATGTTTAGAGTTCCTATAAACATAATAAGGGAGCAAAAAGCTAAAGCTATTGAGGAAGATAAATTAGCAAAGGCTTCTAATCAAACAAGATGGAGTTTATTAACTGAAGTTAATATGCTTATAGTGTATAGAAGATGGTATAAGTTTAGAGAAAATGGAGTTCTAACAGGGGAATTAAGAGATAATAGGCCGAGGCTTTATGTACCTGGCGATTATATTAACGATGATAGAATTCTTCATTTTACAGGAGATGTTAGGATATCCTTAAGCTTTAAGGACGCTGGCGTTTACACGAATTGTCGTTATTGGACAGATGGTTTATATGTATATACAGTCAGAAGTGGTTTCGTCGAAGATACTACTATTGTCTGTTTTCCTTATGGCTGGCCTGATTCTCAAGATATGTGGAATCATCTTAAATTAGATAGATTAGAACTATGTGATGAACGTTTACGTATGCATGATGGTATAGATTGATTTGTCTTCTGGTCCTAATGCTGATACTGGTATACTTCGATTAGAAGTTTATAGGTCGGAAGGAACTTAAATTATGAGGCAGGAATTGTTAGATAGAAGAAGGCGACAACTTACTGATAACATAGTACTAGAACGTGCTAATGCTATGTTAATAGAGGCTAGCGAACAGCGTTCTTCAGTTCAGGAGGCTATTGATCTTGATGTTGAAGAGCCTGATCACAAAATGTGGAGGTTTGCCGGTCGCAATCCTAAAGAGTTAACAATTGAACAGAGTAGATCATTAAGACACTCTGTATTTCTTCTTTATCATACTAATCCTCATGTAAGAGGTATTATTGATACACTTGTTAAGTTCATATTTGGACGCGGTGTTGATGTTGAGTTTGATGAAGAAGATCAAGCTATGCATGATAATGCTGTAGAGTACTGGGAACAATTCGAAGAAGATAATGTATGGGAAATTACACAACTAGAAATGGGAACACGTTTGTTTAGAGATGGTGAAGTGTTCTTACATATTATGGATATGGGGAGAGGAAAGTCTCCACTTATGGAGTTTATTGATCCAGATGATATTCATAGTAATAGGGTTGATATTAAAGGAGGTATAGAGTTAGATCCCAAAACTAGGAAGCCTTTATTTTATTATGTTTGGGACTGGGAAAAGAATCAACAGAGAGATAGGATTCCAGCTAGTAAGATGGTTCATATGAAAGCTGGAGTTGATTCTAATGTATTGCGCGGTCGCCCCCCAATGGAAGCCGTCTTGAAGCATATTAAGTATTATGATGACTGGCTTCAAGATCGTATGACTCTCAATAAAATAAGAACTGCTGTAGCTTTGGTTCGTAAGATTGAAGGTACACCGGGGCAAGTTCGTAGCATCGTAGATAAGAATAGAGATAAGCGCGGTGTTGGTACTAATCCTAACAGACAGAAGATGCTTAGGCCGGGAACTGTTTTAACGGCAAGGCCAGGAGTTTCTTATGAAATGGTTAGTGCTAATATTAATGCCGGTGATGTTGCTGAAGATGGTAGAAACATATTATTAGCAATTGCAGCAGGAATAGGATTTCCCGAAATGTTCTTAACTGCTGACTTCTCTAATGCTAATTTTGCTTCTACTCAGGTAGCACAAAATCCCGTCGTTAGAGAGTTTGAACGGCATCAACAGTTCTTTACTATTTATATTAGAAGAATAATTAATATAGTTGTTAGCATTGCTAAGAAGAATGGTGATCTTCCTCAGGCTTTAGATTCAGGAGCTACACTTACATGGCCACCACTTATTCATAGGGACTTGAAGCAATTAGTTGATGCTTTGAGCACTATGTTTAATCAAGGCGTACTTAGTAAGACTTCATATGCTGCAAGGGCTGGTTTCAATTATGATGACGAACAAGAGTTACTTGCTAATGAAGATAACTTACCTGAAGATGATTTGCCTGATAATGAAGATAATAATGATAATAATGATGACGATGATGATCGTGGTGAACCTCAACCTGAAGACGAAGAAGATGAGGAGGATGAAGACTAATGACATTGAGACAAAAGCAATCTAAGTTTGTTCGTATGACAGTATTACTTTTAATATATGCTGATCACTTAGGTTATGAAGTTACTTTTGGAGAAACATGGAGGCATCCTGATTCTCAACATGGACATACATTGAGCTTACATAAAATTAGGTTAGCTATTGATCTTAACTTATTTAAGGATGATAAATATCAACGAAGTACTAAGGCTCACGAGCCATTAGGTGAATATTGGGAAAGCATAGGTGGAGCTTGGGGTGGTCGATTCGGTGACGGAAATCATTATTCTTTAGAACATAATGGAATAAAATGATGGATATAACCGGACTATGTATTCAATGTGGTTTTCATATGGAATATATTAAGTGTAAGTTAGTATGTACGAATTGCGGTTATTTTGAGAGTTGCAATGAGCAAATCGGAACGGATACTTAGTATGACTCGTTGGCGTCATAAATGTCCTAATTGCAAACAGTTAATATTCAATAGGAATGTTTATTGTAGGCGTTGTATAGCTGCGGACAAAAGACGCCAGCGGTCTACTGTAGACTCCAATAGAGTATGGTTAGGAGGATTTAAACTTAATAACTCTCGTAATATGATTTTAGGGGTTGTTATAGGAGAGAAAACTTATTGTGTTTCATGCGGGCAATCGGTAGCAGATTCCTTAAAGCATTCTTGTTCCGTACGCTTTAGACCATTGTATATGCTAAGGCGCATGAGAAAAACTAATAAACTCTGTGTAACCTGTAAAGAATCTAAAACCTATCTTCATTTTCCAGTCATAACTAACGGTCGAAGATATTCTCTTACTAAGATTTGTTCATCTTGTTTGTCCGGTAAGGACTTAGTTAGAAAATCAGGCTAATGGTAAAAATCAAAAGATTACCTAGCGTTAAAGTCTATGAAGTAGAATCAAAGGGAGTTAATAATAAACTCCTCGATGAGATACTACGTCATAGAACTAGACTTATGATGCTAGAGAACAGCGTACTAGATAGGCTGTTTGAAGAAAATATAGACCCTATTGTTCGTGATGCTAGAAAGATGCTTAAGGCAGATGACGATTCTGTTATTACTCTGGAAGCACAACACTTCAATAGGGAAATAAGTAAGAACGAAATTGATGTTAGGGATATTAAGGAACAAAGAGAACTCTCTCCAGTAAGTGCAAATGCATTAGCTAATAGGCTGGTTGATAGACTTTCTCAACGTATACGCGCAGGAGGGCAGAGACTTACTAGTTCACTTAAACAAACATTAGTTGAAATTGCTGAAGAAGAACCTAAGATTGTTTCAGAGTTAATAAATAAGACTGTACCGAAAAGCATAAGGCAAGGCATAACGATCGCAGATACCTTGCCTACTGATCAAATAAAGAGAATAGTTGACGGTCCTTTAGGTGTGGAAACTTTCAATTCACGCTTTACCGATGCATATAAAAGAAGCTTAACTAAGGTTAAAGGCGTATTAACAAGAGGCTTAGTTGCCGGTGATGGTATACCTAAGCTTTCTCGTGATATGTCTGGAGTTCTTAATAAGTCACTCAAAGCTGGAGCGGGGAGGTTAGTCAGAACTGAAATACAGAGAGTAGCTAATGAATCAATGGTCGAGATGGCCAAGCAGAACCGTGATATTATTAAGTTTGAACAATGGACTGCTACTCTCGATCTTAGTACTTGTCCTATATGTGGTAATTTAGATCAAAGAACTTGGAAAGTAGGTGAGGGTAGAGTTCCGCCATCTCATCCTAACTGTCGATGCATACGTATTCCAATTACTAAGTCTTGGCGCGAATTAGGTATTGATGCTGATGAGGTTCCCGAAGGTGATCGAGAATCTATGAATGGACTAGTACCTGGAAAAACTACTTATCCACAGTGGTTCGCGAAACAACCTAAGAACTTTCAATTGACAGTATTAGGTCCGACTAGATTCCGTCTTTTCAATTCCGGCAAACTTCCATTCAAAGCTTTTGCTACATCTAATAGAATCAGGACCATTAGAGAACTTAAGAAAATGGCTGGGGAGTCTGTCGATAGGCTTAGACTTAGTAAGAAAGTTGTTAGTGTTGGTAAACCTCGTGGTCCTATTAATCCTAATATTCTTGATGAACTACCTGCTTCTATTAGGCGTAAAATAGAAAATGATTCTAATACTCCTCTTGAAATACTTCTTACTAAAAAACAATTAGATCAATTTAATAAGGTAAAGCGATCTGTTAATAGTAAGATTAAGCGTGGACTTATTAAGCCGCCTAAGGATGCTGATGTATTACCTAGTGATCTTAATTTGCCTGAGTCAACTCCGTTACCTCCCGGTGTAACTACGAGACATGTTCCTAATCAAGCTCATCCATTAATTGATAAAGATAAGTTACCTGTAAAAAATAGAAGTGTAAATAAATCTACAGCTATTGCTGATACTGTAGCTGAGCATGCTTTTGAAACTAGTGATTTTTCGGATCGTAAGACTGCACATAAGAAGTTAGTAAAGGGACTCAAACATATGTTTGATGTTCCTGATAAGAAAATACTAAAGCTTCTGGAAGATGGAGACTGGAACGGTTTAGCGGACTGGAATAGAAATATATGGTTAGATCCCCCGCTTAGAAGAGCTGTAAATAAGATGTTCAATAGAGATGATCTTATTAGTGATTTGAAGATAATAATGGAGGGTAAGAAACCTCTTGAAGGGATGGGACATTTATTAAAGCGGCAATTATCTGAATTGAGTGCAATAGTAAGAAGAGTAGTTCAGGACGAACTAAAAACTTCATTAGATAATATGAGTATAAGAGATTTAAGGCTTTTATACTTACGTGTCTCTGAAACGGCGCGTGATGGATTAAAAGTAGTTTTACATGAGGTTAATCATTTATTAGGTTCAGGTAGTGCCAGCATTGAACGCAGATGGTTTCAGGCTCCTCAAAATCTAGCTATTGAAGAGGGTCTTACAGAATCTATTGCTCAGGATGATTATTATGATTTTGTGGGTAGACTATTTGGATATAATGCTGCTGAACTTAGAGGAGTGGTTCCTAATCCGACTACGAGCTATGATAATTATGTTCTTAGATTGAGAGTTATAGATAGGTTTCTTGATGATACTAGTCCTATGAGATGGGCTAGAGTTATGAAGAGAACAGTTGATAAAGAAAGTTTATATGCTGATTTAGCTTCTAGAATAAACTTAAGATTAAAAGAGTTAGGTGAAGATACAATAAATGATAGAGCATTAATTCTTTCTCTACAAAAGTTTATGTTATCAGATGTAGATATAGATAGAGTTTCGATGGATAGTATTTTTTCTATAGCTAGAGAGAAGGAGTTATTAATAAAGAGACTTGCCGGTAAAGGCAGAGGTAGAAGAACTAAGTTAGGATTGCCGTCAACTTTTACTGATAAGGAAGCTCAACAAGCCGTTAGAGGCATGGCTACTACAGTTAAAAAGGGTCGTCCTAAGCAAGCTGTTAAGAAGAAAAGTAAATTTAAGAAGGGCGGCTTTTCTAAGTCTGGATTTACAAATACTAGTTTAGGTGATTTCGGGGAGGCTATCTTAGAATCACTAGGCGCTAAAGCTGGTACAGTATTAACAGGTAAAAAAGCAAGCATTCAGAAGTTAACTACAAATGGTTCTCAGGTAAGTTTAAGAACTGGAAGAAAGTTACAAAGTAGACAAGCTCCTATTGACTTAGTTGTAGGTGAGTTTGGTGTTGAGGCAAAGACATTTAGTAAAAGTGTTAAAAAGGTAGAAGCTAGACTTGATAAGACTCAGATATTTGATAAGACGGCATGGTTGAAAAAGAACAAGAAAAAACCTGCAATGGTGTATATGATTTTTGATCCAGATACTTATGATGTTGATATCTATTGGGAGGACGGTCGTCTTGGTAACTTAGCATTAAGTAACTTTACATACAGAACAACGATCAATGGTAGAAAGTTTGCTCACTTGTTAGTGGAGAGATAATAATGATTAAT